GTACATCAGGATGTCTATCAATCGTATTCTGAACTGCTTTCTGAGGGTTCTCAAAAAAATCAACTTCAGGTTCTTCCTCAACTTGCTGTTGTTTTGATCCGAGGTTCTGCTTGAGCAACTCATCAGCTAATTTACGGACTTCGCCAACCTCTTGGGCTTGCTTACCAATGAGCTTTTCAGCCTCTTGGTGCATCCGTACTATCTCTTCTAGACTTTTTGCCCTGTATTTCTCAGGAAGTTCAGTTTTAGACTCTTCTACTTCGAGTTCGCCTAGCGGCTCTTTTTCATCATCAATCAGCATATTTTTGTTCCTGCCAAAATGGTTGTAGGATAATCAACTCGGCTTTACGCTTATGAGTTGGCTTTGCGCTCTGCCTTTAACTTATCAATGTGTTTAGCCTCAAACCGCCCATAAGAGGACGGGAAGTGACCAGACCAACCTTCTAAGTTAAAGTTAGGTGCGCTTACGATACGATGGGCTACCCCACCGCATCCACACTGAATACTGGAGACCTCATAAATCACCAGAGCCTCAGTGCGCTGCCCGCATTCGCAAGCAAATTCAAACATTCTTCTCATTTAAGTCCTCGTATGCTCTTTCACTAACCCATTTCAGGGTTTGTAGCCAAACTAGCATAGAAATCTCACCTTTGCGAAATTGTAGACTTTTTTCGTCAGAAATGGTAGAGACATTATTCATAGATTCAAGCATTTTGTCTACATCTTGCATTAAATCTATCCACCCCTGTTTAGAAAACAGATCAAATCTGTCCTCGTAATATTTTTGAAGGTCTGGACTCATTTTTCTACTACGTCCGTCACTGTATCAAGTTTTTCCTTCAACATGGCAAAGAAAGCATCTCTACCTACTTGAAGTTGATCAACATTGAACTTAGCAGACGCTAACTTTCGGTCAAGGTCTGCTACATGGTTTACCAATACTTGTTGTTCAGGAGTCATATCCTCGAACTGGTACTCTACTCCGTCAATCGTCAATGGGGTTTTTGTGTTGTTGCCCATGATTTTCCTTTAATGTGCCACTAAGTTCAGGTAGTGGCTTCCTGTTAACTTATGGTTTTTTTAAACCAAACCCAATCAATATGCCAAACATTAAAGCGCTGATTACAGCAATGCTAGACATTAAAACAAGTTTAATTTCTTCAAAACCCATAATGCTTATGCGCTCCAAGGCAAACCAGACTGCTGAACAGGGTTCTTCTGTGCATCAATCTGACTTTGCAAAGAGGCTTCTACAGTATCTTTACCCAAAGATGTTTGAACCCAACCAACGACCATTTCTTTAGTTAAGTCGTCATAAGGAACAAAGCTTTCACTCTCTTGGGTATAGCCACAAGTGCCATAAGTAGATGCTGAATAATCACCATCTGTTGCTGATACATTGTAATGAACTGTAACGACAAAACCATCAGAGGTTAAGCGATCCATTTGTACGATTTGCCAGTTATATGTAGTCATGATTTTCCTTTAGGTTAGATGCCTGCGTCTGCAAGGCGTTTACGGAGTGATTGAATTTCAGCAACAAGGTCTGCAATTACTTCAGAAGTTGCCGCTTGCATTGCTTGGTATTCAGGATTGCCATTAGCATCTACAGCGTCTTTATCGCCAGATACGCTGTTTGGATAAACTGCTTGGAATTCGTGAGCCAAGAAACCTCTGGCTTGTTGGTTGCCTTCTTTCCACAAGTAGTCAACTGGTTTAAGAGCATCAATTCGAGCGCCTTGACCAGTTACAGAACCAGTAACAGTTTTTAAACGATAGTCAGAAGTAGTGTTGTAAACTACTGCGTTAGTAGTCGTTACACGCTGAATAGTACCAATTGCCGTAGATGCAGAATTACGAAAAGCAATAAAAGTTCCATTACTTGCGTCATCTGTAGTAATAAGAGCAAGTGAATTGTTTGTTGCTTGAGCAGATGCAAACAAAACTTTATCTGATACAGGATTGCTAGTAGTTCCCACTAGCAAGCTACCGCTTGAGTCTATACGGGCACGTTCTGAGCCATTTGTATTAAATTGGATAAATCTTGACCCTTGTGCGTCAATTTCAAGATTTGATGCGGAGGAATAAATATACCCAGAAGTTGCGTTAGAAATACCAAAAGTAAATATAGAGTTACTACTGCCATTTACTGTAATATTTCCTCTTCCAGATGCACCTAACAAAGCAGAAGTAGTACCAACTAATAAATTCCCACTAGCATCCAGAGTCATTGCCTGAGTAAAGCTAATAGCGTTACCTGCTGTGCCTGATGGGGCATAAAACCAAGCGTGACCTGATTCATTCTGGCGATACCTACTAGAGCCACCACCTGTGTAGCCATAAATCCAATTTGTGCCGTTGTAATAGCCGTTCCATGTAAGAGAGCCATCACCTGCACCTGCCCCGTCAGCAGACATCGCAAATGCGCCATCACCTAACTGAAGCGCCCTCATGCCACTCCAAGCACTAGGAGTAACTCCCAAGCCCAGATTGCCTGATGAGTCAAGTCGTAGACGCTCTGTAGCAGAACCATTTGCTGTATTTGTGTACCACAAAATTCTTGTGGGCGGATTTTGACCAGAAGTATATGTGCCATCAATCTGAATAACCATTGAGTTCAGATAAGTATAGGCAGACCCTTGATAAGGAACTGATCGCAACTGATATAAATCATCGCCATTTTGAACAGCAGTCGGAGATGCGGCAGAGCCACGAGACTTGTAGTAATCCGTAGCTACAGCAAATGTATTGTCAGTATTTCTTGAGAATCCTATACCACCAAAAGAACCATCCACTTGCACGGAGAGGCGAGAAGCATTGCCGAGGCTACTTGTAGTACCAATACCTAGATTGCCAGATGAATCGAGGCGCATAACCTCTGTACCACCTTCAGCAAAAGCAATCGTGTCAGCTGCAGGGAAGAAGATACCTGTGTTGGTGTCGCCTGTTCTTGAAATTGCAGGAGCAGAGGCAGAACCAGCGGAAAATGTTGCAACGCCTGATGCACTCAAAGTAGTAAAAGCACCTGCCCCGTTATAAGCAGATAAATCAAGCGTACCACCCAAAGTTAAGTTACCAGAGGATGTTACTGTGCCTGTTAGGGTTAATCCACTTACTGTTCCTGTACCGCCTACAGAAGTTACTGTTCCTGTTGCAGTACTTGCCCATGACAGTGTTCCACTACCATTAGTCACCAAGGCTTGATTTGCCGTTCCATCAGCAGAAGGAAGAGTGTAAGTAGTCGATCCTGCCGTTGCCGCAGGTGCGAAACCTACATAACCAGAAGTAGAACCAGACAGTCTTAAAGTACCTTTGACATCGAGTCTAGAGCCAGGTGAAGATGTTCCAATACCTACATTAGAAGAGGTATCAATTCTCATTGACTCAACAAAGTCAACATTTTGGACAACAGTTCCACTACTTAATGTGCCACTGCTTGTTGCAGTCCAAATAGTGCCAACAAAGCCATCAGAAGCACCAAAGTCAGGTTGATTACCTGCTGTTAAGTTTGTGTACACTCTCCCTGTTGTGATGCCTGTAGTTGGGCCAGCAATACCTGAAGGCGCTGTTGACCAAACGTGTTCTCCAGTGTATTGAGTGTACTTTGCCGCTACACCATTGGCTTTGTAATAATCTCTAGCACCAATAGTTGATACGTTATATATGTTTGTAGCAAAGGTGCTGACTTTTGTAGCGCCACTGCTGAAAAAAGAAACTGAAGTTTGGTCGCCAATCTCTATTGCTCTATGAGCTGAAGACCAAGCACTTGGTGTAGTGCTTACTCCTAAGTTATTGCCATCAAACTGAAGTGCTGTACCAGTAGCAACTTGACTCGTAGAAGATGCGTACAGAACACCCTTGTTTGTCAAAGATGTTAAGTTTGTACCGCCTCTTGATACTGGGTTTGTCAGAGACAAAGTAGCGGCTGAACCTGTTGTATTTTGGTTCAATGTAGGAACATCTGCCGCCTGAATGCCAGACAAAAACGCACCAGTACCATTGGAACGCAAATAATAACCAGCAGTCTGAGTTCCTGTTAAAGCAGTAATAGCCGCTGCCGCAGTAGATGCACCAGTACCACCATCAGCAATAGCCAAATCAGTGATACCAGTGATACTGCCACCAGTGATAGATACATTGTTTGCCGCTTGAGTTGCAATCGTACCTAAACCACCAATATCAGCAGTTGTTAAAACAATAGCACCAGTACGACCCGCAACAGAAGTCACCAAGTTGGTCTGGTCTATCTTCTGCCAAATAGTCCCGTTGAATACTGCCCAATCACCAACTTGCCAATCAGTTACACCATTCAGATTCGTAGAACCTGCGGTTGAGACTACATAGTAATATCCATTTGTTCCGACACTAGAAGTTAATGTCGGTGTATTGGTAGAGGCATTCCAAGTACCTTGATAATCTAATCCACCTGTAAATGCGTCTATCTGAGCCTGTAAAGAAGCAATAGCATCCAATACACTCTGACTTGTTCCACCACCATTGGTAATGACCTTGATCTTCTCGGCAATATCTGCCGCAACTACTTCACCAACATTGATTACTCGACCAGAAGATAGAGAAATGATCAGACTGCCATCAAAGTCGATGTGAGCATCGGTAACAGATACACCATCTGTTCCGTCTAGACCATTGCGACCAGGCACTCCATCGTAGCCTCTCGGCCCCATTGGGCCATCTCTACCATCTTTACCATTCTTTCCGTCTTTGCCATCCTTACCATCACGCCCATCTTCACCACTCTTAAGGTTGGCAATTAACTGTCCTGTCTCGTCATATCTCTGTTTAAGGTCAGCCTCAATCTTCTTGAGAGCCTTAACAATCATCTCTACGTTTGTAGTGATCTTCTTTCGCTGAATCTCTTTGCTTTCTGCAATGGACTTGTGAATTGACTCCAGAGCTGCCAGTTTTTCTTCGTCATTCAGTGCATCAATGTTAATCATTTCAAAGCTCCAGATAATTGGTCAAGAAAGTCGTTTTCAACTTGCTGTAAATTCTTTTGTTTGTCAGCCATTTGAAGTTCAACGATTTTACTCTTGTTCTTTATATCAGCTTCTTTAAGCATCAACTCAGCAATTCTCACTCGCTTATCAAACTCGTTAGACTCATTCCCTGTAGGAAGATTCTTGGTAGTAGAAGCAATCACTTTAGCCTGTACTTCTTGTGGCATCAATTGAGCCTCAGTCATCAACTTAGCCGCTTCTGCACGATTCTGCTCTGCTTGTGTCGTATTGACAGCAATCTGAGCTTGTGCCGCCTGTAGAGCCAACTGCTGTTGAACTTGTTGCATCTCTTGGGCTTGTGGGTCAGGTTGATTCATCTGATCCAAAGCACTCATTAACTCAAATCTGTTAGTCAAACTAGAGTTGTTCAAGATACCCTTCAATATTAACGGCAGAACAGGTGTATTCGGGCCAAGAGTCTGCAATAAACCAATGAACTGTTGTTGTTCGTACTCACGAGCAATAATACCAAGCGTAGCAGTAGGAATAAACCTCATGTCCACACTAGGATATCTCTCAGGATCAAACTGCATATAGCGGAATGCTGCCTTCTGGATAAACGGAATCAAGAAGTCTTCTTGGAAGTTAACCAAGGTACGCTTGTATTTCTTGATAATCGTAGCAACTGCCATGCTCATGCCAGCGCCATCACGATTACCCTGAGAAACCATCCCTTGAGAGTCTAAAGTACCAGTAGCCTGAAGGAGCATACGCTCAAACTCTTTGGCAGTATTGAGGTTATTCAGACTTGTCTCACCAAACTTAAATGGATATAGAATCTCAGAAGGATTACCATTGACCATGAAGGCTTTGCCTGGCTTTACCTCAAACTTAGCACCTCTTGGTAGGCGAGAAGCATCCATACCCATCATAGGAGAGGTAGTTAATGCCAAAGAGTCCAAATGGCTACGCACTTGAGCATCAATAGCCTTCTGCATATTGTAGGATTTCTCTACAGTACCCCTACCTAACAGTCGATTAGGAACTGTATCGTCTTGATAGGAAATAACAGGGCGATCTTTCATCATGTATGGGTTTTCTTCTGCTTTAAGAAGCATCCCATCATTGGCAATCACCACAATTGCCTCAACCATGTCTGTGTAATCTTCTGCTACTGAGTCATCAGGGAACAACACAGCAACTTCATCATCTTTGTTTGTCAGATATTCTCTAGGAACTAAACCATAGTACGTCAAAAGTAACACTTTTTCATCACGATATTGGCTTAACTCTTGAGTAGGCTCTAAATCTGTATCTTCATAGGTTGTTGTGATGTCAACCTTGCGATAGATGCCTTTTTCGATGCCTTCAACAATCTTGTGGATGCCAACATACTTCTCAATGGCAACACCCATACAGTCATCTACGCTTGTTCCATTAGGGTCGAACAAGAAGTTCTTAGGATTGACGGGAACAATCTTGACTGCAATACGATTCTTTTCTACAACACCGATAGCGGCTTGCATTGATTGACCAGGAATCGCCTGAGTCGCAGGTTCAAAGATTTTCTCTGTTTTGACAACAATTTCACCGATGCCAGTGCCGTAGATTTCTGCCATCAACTCAATTTGGTCGATAGATTTACGGATTTTGTCTTGTTTGAAGTCTTCCATCAGTTGAGCTTTAAGCACTTCAACGTCTAATGGATTGCCATCTATGTCTTTCAGGTCATCTTCAATGTCAAAGTACTCACCTTGACCAAAGATTGCTTCCATAATCTCAGCATGGCGGGTCTCTACGGCTTGTTGGGTAGCGGGAGTAACGATTCTAGAACGCTCAGAGTCCCTAGTTTTGTCCTCTGCTGCCCACTCTCCACGGAAAATACGCTCGTATTCAAGGTAACTATCAAGGAAATTGGTGTTGCGATAGTCTCTCCAGCGATCACAGTGGTCAATAACGAATCGAGTTAACTCTTTGTCGTTCTCTGTTGGCTGGTAAAACTCGTTTTGTTCCATATCAGACCCCTGAAATAATATCTATAGGTTGCCAATCATCACTGTTATCCTCTTCCATGTAGGATGTAACAGCGAGTTGGTCAATGTAACTAAGAGAGTCAGGTAGGTCGTCATGGACTCCTTGAGCAGGGAACAGGATTAACTGGTCAACAAACTCATCCCAATCTCCCTCAGAATTTAACACAATTCTGCCATGCTCAAACCTTCCTTGCAATGCCCAAATGATCCTATCAGCCTTTTTTCTGTTCCCATGAGTCAAATCCACGATATGGGCATAGGTGTTGTTCTTCCTCATAAGGTCGCTCAAATAGGGCAAAACAGCGTTCTTTAACGCCCCCCTCTCTATCCCAACACTCAAAGGTCTGTAATCTCTTATTGCCAAGAGAATCTTAGCCGCAGTCTCCCGAATATCCCATCTTCCGTGCTCTATCTTCTCGACAAACCACTTACCATCATCAGTAACCTTCACCACAGAGATAGCAGTCTCATCCAACCTTTTCTTAGAATTAGCCGCTTGTTTGGCAACTTCCTCAAATCCCGCTAAGTCCACAGCTACGAAGTAAGAACCATATTGAGGCTCTTCCCCATATTTGATCCACTCTTCCTTAAAGATATCCGATCCCGCATTGGTGAAGCTCGCCATGTACTCTTGTTTAAAAGCAAAGGTACTCAGGGTCTTCTTAGCAGATTCAATCTCTTTTTGGTCAATCAAAGGATTATCAGCAGTGGTGAAGTGCCATGACTTCCAATCAGGATCATCCTCTGACTCTCCTAGCTTAAAGGTATCATAGAACCAGTTACGTCCCTTGGGTGTCCCAATGAACAAGGCTCTACCTCGCTTGTCAGATAAAGAAGCCCGAATAACCTGTTCCCAAGCCTCTGGTTTGATATCCGCTACCTCATCCAACACAGCATAGGTCAAAGACACACCACGAAGGGTATCAGGTCTATCAGCACCACGAACATAAATTCTTGCCCCGTTTATCAGGGTAATGTCTAAGTTATTCACATGGCTACTCTGTATAACCTCTCTACCAAGGTCTAACAGCAAGTCCCAGATAATCTGTCTAGACTGCCCCATAGTAGGACTCACATACAGCACAGCAGAGCCTTGAGGACACTTGAGTCCCTCTATCAATAGGGTAACTGCCGCCATACGAGACTTACCACATCTACGACCAGCAGCCACAACCTTGAACCTAGTCTTATCAGCAAAGACAGTCTGTTGCCAAGGTAAGAGAGAGAAATTCAAATCAGCCATCAAAGTACTCCATATCAGAAGGTTTAATCGTTATAGAAGCACTAGAAGACCAATCCGTGTTATCTAAGATGTTTGTCAACAACTCAGTAATCTTGTCTCTAGGAACTAATATCTCACTCTTTTCCAAGTACTCAGGTCTGTTGATAGTAACAATCCAATTAACCATATTTAGCCTCTACATCTTCTGGTTGTTCAATGATGGTCGGCTCTTCACCCAATCCAGTGATATTGATGGTAACAGCACTCCTCTGACTCTTATCCTTCTCAAACATACTCACAGGTAGAGTCCTATCCAAACACATCTTTAAAGCCACCAATTGATGAGGATGGTCGTCATTTAAAGCTATCTCTATCACCTTCTGAGCAACATCCTTACCTCCACTCCTGATCATCAACTCCTTAAGCTCCTTGAGCCTCTGATGGTCAGTCTTAGGCAATACCATAGGAGGGTTATCAGCAAACCTCTGTATGGTCATCTTGACGCTTCCTTTTGGTCTACCACGGCCTCTTTTTAACGTTTCCATTTTGTCCTTTCTGGAATGGTCAATTTCACTTTTTCGGTATAGAGGGGGCAACACCAATATCTACACACACCACTCTACCCCTCCCCCCCCATACATCACACTAGGGTTTACCCTCATAGGGTTTCTACTACTGTACAAGCAGCCACTACTGTCCATCTATACACCAGGGTTTTCCCTACTGTTTATTTAACCAGGCAAGCAGCTTAGAGGGTTATGCATTTTTTGCATAAAGTTGTAAGAGTAGTTGATGCACCATTTCGGTAGTACTTGGATTTGTCTATCAATTGTGTTTCCCTATCCTATCTCTCTATCTATCCCTTATCTATCTACTAGACTATCCTCTGTTTGGGGTTGTTGTTTATTACCGACATAGTTAGTAACTAACCCTAGTCTATCAAATGGCTCATCTATCCTGTATCCCAATGAATGCAAGTGTTGGTAGAGGGCTAATAGGTTTTCGAATCCCTGTGAAATATTCCCTTGTCCTACTGTTAAAAGAATCTGTCGTTTAGGGTTGTCTAACTTTCTGCGAAATTGGATAGTGTCTATCTTTGGAGGTCTAGCCATTGTCTAACCTTAAAAGAATTAAATTAAAATAATTGTACTTTATTAGGGTTTGTCCTAATAGTTTTTTATTTTTTTGATGCTATTCTCTGTATACCTTCAATCGGAAGGGTTCTTTAATAGGTGTGAATATGCAACAAGATTACAAAAGAGAATTTAGATTTTTTGACTATGAAATCCCAACAATTCCTGAGGGTTTCACAGATAGTTCATGGCACAACAATATTTGCCCATCATTTGAGAGAAAGCTAACAGAGGATACCTATGTCACTCTGTGGGTGAACTATGCAGAGGAATCTAGACGGGAATGCGGAGGGAAACAATTTTTTCTGACAATCCTTCCAAATGATGATCTATGCAATGATGTAGAGTACCTTTTGGAGACAGATTCATGGGATGAAGTTATCGCTAAGATTGACCAAATTTGGAGCAAACCATGAACGACAATCACAAAGACATTCTCACAGCCATCATTGCAGGGCTTATCCTGTGTGTTGGTCTATTGGCTTATTTCGATATTTTGACCAAATAGTTCGGCAGCAAGGGTAATCCCTAGTTTCCAGGCATTTGGTTATTGACTAAAATTTCTCTCTCAATCAACTTTTAATAGGTGTTAACAATGAATTTTGTCTTATCAAGAAACAACAATGACGAACCCGTTTATGCAATTGAACACAATGGCATTGAGGTCTATAACCCAAACTATAGTGAATGCGGTAGGTTTGCGGTAAATCCATTAGAACACTATGGATTAGATCAAAAAACTGTGGATGCATTGGCTTTGCTGAATGCTCACTTCGGTTATTCCACAGAATGTTAATAATAGGTGTAAATATGAAACCATATACAAACAAAGAAATAAACGATCTAGCAGAATCTGCCTTAGATATTGCCTGTGCATTTATTCAAGAACAATTGAATGTGGAAACGGGAGATTTAGCGGGTTTGTTCTTTTCAGGCAATAGAAAAGAGATTATTGAATCTATCTTTGAATCCTATATTAGAAGCGAGATAGGGGCAAAGAATGAAGCTTGAAACAATCTCAACTTGTGGCGGATTTAATGCTTTATATATGCCACATCCACTAGGACGAAAAAACTTTGGTTATTTTTTGATTACTGATTCATCTGGTGAACAACCCCCAATTGTTGGTGAAAAATGTGCTATTGGTTGGTATACGGACGATGCCCAATTTTTGGGGTATCTAGATGTTGACCAATGGGAAAAACTGTAATTTTTAACTTTTAATAGGTGTTAATATGCGAAATCCTTACAAAATGATCCTTCAAAATGAGGGCTTGCCTTACAAAACCTTATTGGGTACGGCATCAACGAAAACAGTAAAAGGGGAAAAACTAGGCTATTTGACCGCTATCCTGTATTTGACACCTGATGACAATCTTTGTCCTTTGGCAAGGTTGGCGGGTTGTATGGAGGGTTGTTTGTACTCATCGGGTAGAGGAGCTTTTAATTCTGTTCAAAAGGCTAGACAAGCCAAAACAGATTTTTGGTATACAAACCAAAGGGCTTTTTTACTGTCCCTTTGTGCCGATATTTGGCGCTTGCACTATTCCGCTGCACGAAATAATGATCAAAAGCTCCTGGTTCGTTTAAATGGAACTAGTGACATTTGTTGGGAAAACTACATCATTGCCAAGGGTGAAACAATTTTCCAACTGTTTCCCGATGTCCAATTCTATGACTATACAAAACACCCATCAAGAAATTTAGAGGGCAAATCCTATGAGAATTATGATTTAACCTTTTCGTTCTCTAGTATTACCCCAAAGCCAATTTCTATTAAAGGGCTGACTAACCCCAATAACTCTAGGGTGGCTGTAGTGTTTCAAAAGAAAGAGGATATCCCTACAAGCTTCCGATCTTGGAATGTTATTGATGGGGACGACACAGACGTTAGACATATTGAACCCAAAAACGTAGTTGTTGCCCTTTATGCCAAAGGGAAAGCCAAAAAAGATACATCGGGTTTTGTTCAAATTAAGGGGGTTCATTATGCATAATTCTAATAATAAATTCTATAAAGCCATTTTTGATTCTAGACGTTTTCAATTTGAAGCTTATGCTATTAATGCAACTCTAGCAAAAGAACATTTGAAATTAGGATTAAATAATCATGCAAAACAGTATCAGCTGCCCAATGATTGGTGGCATGAATATGGTGGAGATATTTATGTAGTTGAAATTGAAATTGGTAGGCCTGATTTTAATTCATGCTACAGAGACAACAATTTAATATTGGACACAAAATGACACAATTGCAAGCACTAACACAATGCCTAGTTTTGGCAATATCTGCTCCAACTGATGAAAAAGCACAATTAGCAAGTGATTTGGCAGAGCAAATAGCCCTAGGTTTAACCAAAAAGCAGGTTAACCAATGCAAGAAAAAAGCCATTGAAATATTGGAGGGCGCATGATCTATGCTTGTCTAGCACTACTTCTGCGAATACTTAGCGGTAAACGCTAAATTCAAGCCCTCTACGGAGGGTTTTTTCTTGTCTAAAATCTAAGCCTTTAAGGGGCTTTTTTTGTTGGTGCTACCCAACTATGCACCCATGATAAAAAATGGCTCAAAACTCGTTTAAATCGGTTCTAGACGGGTTTGTGTCTAGCATTAGGGTTCTGATTGTCTCGTTTAGTGCTGCAAGCTCATCCATTTTGTAGACATTCCAAATTCTGCGTTGACCATGAATGCCGTTTAATGATCCTCTGTGGCAATCTGCACATAGTGGCATTGATGTAAACCATTGTCCCTGGTTGATTTCGTGGCATTCACTTGGTGGTGGTGATTGGCAGATAATGCATGGCATAAGTTTAATTTTGGCAATGTGTAACCTTTCTCCTGCACTTGGTTTTAGTTTGTTTTTTGATTGCATTATTGGGTGGCCTTGATTTCCATTCGGGCTGAGTACTGTTCTGTTCTCCAAACTTCAATTCGTGCTTGAGCTGCGGTCATTAGCCATCGGTATTTTTCCTCTTTTTCTACTGCTTGTTTAATGCCTTCTAGAATTTGAATGTAATCTTCGTGTGCATAGGCAAAGGTTTCTTGCTTGCCAAGTACTTCAGTCCCTGCTCGTGACATAAGTTGGGCTTTAATTGATTTGCGATATTCCTCTAAATACATTCTGTCAGCCTTGGCTTTTGCATATAGTGGAGCAGTATCAATTAAATATTGAATTGCTTTAGTAGGTTCGTTCATATTATCTCCACGACTAAATCATTATTTGATTTAATATAATCTTTGGTTTTCTTAATATATCTCTCGAATTCTGATCGACTAATGCTTGATTGTTGTAAATCAGCATATTGAATTAAATCCCTAATTGACTGTATGCCCTCACCCGATAAGCCCATGCGCTTACTTGATTGAAACCTAACTGCCGCTTCATGTAAGGCTTTTTGGGCTTTCTCGCATACTGGCAACACCTCATC